GCCTGACAGGTACAGCTTAGTGCCGTTTGCGTTAAAGGTTATGCCAGAGGGGTTTGCCTCCTGAGAGGCCACACTAAAGCTCTTGCCACTATAAGCACCATTAGCCAAGTCATAGCCAGCAGAACCGCCCCCACTCAACAACAACGTGGCACCACTCACAGTCCCACTAGCCGCAGGATTACTGAGTGTTACCTGTACATCAGACGTGGGAGTATAGTCAAAGACTGAACCAGTGGATAGGTCTAGGGTGGCTACACCACCTGCAACAGACACAGTACCCAAGCCCTCATAATACACTGTGGGCTTCACACCGTTCTTTACTTTAAAGTCTTTGTCGTTAGCCATAGGTTCACTGTCCCCTAGTTAGCTTAATCAAAGAGTGATAGCTTTAACTGTAAAGCTCATGCTGTTACTTGATGCGGGAGTAGCAAGAATACGAATATTGCCACCAGAGATATCTACGTCAAATGTAGCACGGGCAGTGTCAGTGTTGACTTGGGCATACTCTGTGGCTACAGCAGTAGTACCATCGTGGGTAATGACAATCTCAGTGATGCTTCTCTCGGTAGCAGTGGTATCATCTACAGTGATAACTGCTTTGACACCATCATAGCTTGCAATGGCGTAAGTTGCAATAGCTGTTTGAGAGGTACTAGAGGTAGAGGCAGTCTGTGTGTCAAAGGCTTCCAGAGTGCTGTTAACCCATGCAGAACCATTCCACGACAGAACTTCCCCGGATGCAATGCTAGTAATAGTAACATCACCTACATCGTCAAGAGTATTAATAGTTGGGATACTCTCACTCTGCCAGCCATTTGTAGGGTCATACGTAAGCACTTGACCATCAGTAGGAGACATAGAAGTGTAGACATCACTTAGTTCAGTGATGGCAATGACACCATCTGCAAGCGGGTTGCCTGTGGATACAAAATTGGCTAGATCACGTGCTTTAGACATGTTACACGTCCTCCAACCATACGGCACAACGCATATTAGTGTAACGAGTAAGGGAACCATTGCAGACAGTCTTTGTCCTTACTTTTAACACTTCACCAGCAGCCATAAAAAATGTTTCTGGGCCATAAGTCTGAGCGCCATAACCTTGGTCAGTCCAATTTGCCATTCTTGCGCTGTCGTTAAAATTTATTGGTTCATTGCTACTAACCCAGTTTTCGGGTTGAGCGTTCATATCTCTGTTTTCATATATACCTACAGTTTGCCCTATGATTGTATTAACACCATTAAAGTCAGCGGGGTTGTAAAAACTAAATGACCTATTGGTTGCATTATTAGTGTCACCCATCCCAAACATATGCTTTCGCAGTGTAGTGTTGTTGATGGTGTTTTGAGAGTACATTAACCAATACATACTCGAAAACTGATTGCCTGTGCTATCCACACTTGCATGGTAGCTGTCGAACTTAATCTTTGCTAACTTCCCAGCGGGAACAGTATACAGAGTTTGCTCTCCATGCTGAAGACTGTTTCCACCAGAAAAAGAAGCCTCTACGTTTATAAATGCGAAAGTTGTCATTATTAAGTATCCTTATTGAAACAGATTGCCATCAAATAAAGCACCACCTGTAGCAATAACTGCCCAAGAGGCTGTTGAACCATCTGTAGTTAGATATGAACCACCATTGCCAGTCTGCGAAGGTAATCCAGCTCCTGCTGTACTTAATGCAGTAACAGTAGCTGCATCAACAGAAGCAATATTACTTAGTTGCCTGCTGTCATCGACAACAGTTGTTCCACCTACTTTAATAGCCATCTTCGGATACTCCTATTAGCTAATCGTCGCATTTGTATTGACGTTACCAACAACATCCAAGTTGCCGCTTGCGTCCAGTTTCATTTTATTTGTACCGCCTGTGGCAAAGTACAGCGAGCCACCAGACTCAGTAATAGTCCAGTCACCAAAGTCTACTGTTGTAATGTTAGCGGTAACAAAAGTAGGGCTGTCCGTTGTAGCAAGCCCTTGGTTAATTCCAGTGAGGTTGGCGTTATATGCTTGAACATTGACACCAATATCTGCATCAACCAAGATGGTAGCATCATACGCCTGTACGTCTATACCAATCTCTACGCCAAGGTTTTGTCTAGCTGTAGCTGCGTCATTAAGATCAGACAAATTATTTGTAATACGCAAATATCGGGCATCCGCCTGTGCCTGCGTATAGGTGTTAGCAATGTTAAATGCACCATAAGCTACAATATCTACGATATCGTTTAGTGTTGCACCTGTGGAAAGAACAATGCTTGTTCCATTGGTTGCTGTAAAATCAGTTCCAGCAACAAGCTTAACACCATTAAGATATACATCAACAAAGCCTACATCGTAGGTAACACTAAAGGTTGTCTGTCCACTAGTAGCAGTATAGACTTGACGCTCAGACGTGCCATTTACTGCAGAACCAGCATCAACCCACGATGATCCATCATACACCTTCATAAGGTTTGCAGCCGTATCAAAATACAGCGCACCTGTAATTAGAGGATCACCATCATTGTCTACAGAAGGCGGTGTAGCCTTTGCACCAAGATACCTATCGTCAAAACTGTCATACGAAGCTGCAGCAGCACTTGCAGAGTTACCTGCATTAGTCTCACTGGTAGCAGCATTGGAAGCAGAAGTAGCGGCTGCAGCAGCACTTGCGGCAGCAGAAGTTGCACTACCCAAAATGCTATCAACATAGCCTTTACGAGTAAGATCATCATCTACTGTAGGGGTAGCAGTAGAAGTAACTTTGTTTGCACCCATAGCTAGAGTGCCTGTCATGGTGCCACCAGACAGACTTAGCTTAGTAGCATCCGCTGTATCAACATACACTTTAGTTGCGGCATCTTGGTTAGCAGTAGGATCACCAAGACCAGTAATCTTGTTTGTGCCCATTGCAATAGCACCAGTCATAGTGCCACCAGCAAGAGCAAGTTTAGTTGCAATACTAGTCGTTATTGTAGTTGCAAAATTAGGATCGTCTCCAAGTGCAGCAGCAAGTTCATTAAGTGTATCAAGAGTACCGGGAGCACTGTCAATAAGATTGGCAACCTCTGTATCGACATAGTTTTTAGTTGCAGCATCTTGTGCATTAACAGGATCAGTAACGTTAACAATAGTGGTACCAGTAACGTCAAGCGTACCATTAATTGTAACATTATTAAACGTAGAGGAGCCGCTAGATGCAGTTACATTTCCTGTAAGGTTTCCTGTTACGTTACCAGCAACGTTGCCCGTAACATTACCTGTAACATTGCCAGTTACGTTGCCAGTAAGAGTTCCACTGAAACCAGTATTTGCCGTAATGGTAGTGCCAGTAATAGCGGCAGCAGACGCCCCACCAATAACAGCACCATCAATTGTGCCACCATTAATATCTGCAGTTGCAAGAGTAGCTTGTCCAGATGTTGTAACTGTAGTAAAACTACCTGCAGCCGCACTAGCTGCACCAATTACAGTACCATCAATGTTACCCGCATTAATATCTACAGTAGCAAGCGTAGCAGTTCCGCTAGAACTAAGCGTAGTAAACGCACCAGTTGAAGCAGACGACGAACCAATGCTAGTGCCATCAATAGCACCGCCATTAATGTCTACTGTGCTAAACGTGCTAGTGCCGGAACCAGTAATATTTCCACTTGCAGTAATTGCCGAAAAACCTGCTGCACCAGTAACAGTTAGAGTACCACCTACTACTGCGTTTCCAGTAGTAGTAATTGCGTCAATGTATCCATGCGACCAATAGTTACCGCTGTCCCCTAAAGAGTACGTACTATCTACAGAAGGAATAAGATTAGACGCAACATCTGCTGTAATAGTAACAGTATCTGTTGCAGCATTACCAATAACAGTATTGCCATTGACTGTAAGATTGCCTGTTACAGTAGCGTTGCCGCTCATGGCTACGTTACCAGTAAGGGTAGAAGTACCGCTAACTGTAAGAGTGCCAGCAATGGTAGCATTCTCATCAACAGTCAACGTGTCGATCTTGGCTGTTCCATCAAGATACAGGTCTTTGAACTCAACGCTGCTTGTGCCAAGATCAATGTCATTGTCTGTTACAGGAACAAGCACACCATCTTGCAGCCGCAGTTGCTCGGCAGCAGCACTAGATACTTCAACGAAGAACTGTACACGATTGTTGCTGCTGTCGATTACGACTTTGTTGTAGGCGTCAGAGTCAGAAATGAGCGGAACATATGCACCCTCTTCTGCACTGCCATCATGTTTGTGGCCTGTAGCTTGAAGGAAAGCATCACGCAGAGCATTGAACTCTGCGTTAATGGGTGCAGCTTTGATAACCTCATTAGCGACGATATCTGCTACTGACTGTCTAGCGTATCCCGACATTTTTACCGCCTATCTCCAACCCCGAAGGTGATAACAAGTCCTTGAATACTATGACTTGCATCTTGTCCATTTGTAACAAATCTGAATGATGCAGCAAATCCCGAGCCTGCAATGTTAGTACGAATAACAGGAGAGGGGTTGCCATCAAAGATAGCAGTGCTATCGTATAGTGCTTCGTTATAGTAAGCTGCAGCACCTGTAGTAGTGAGTGTGTAGTTTGCAGGGCTTAGCGTAAAGAAGTCTTCATAATCGTAGACAGTAGACATGACAATCGTATTGTCGCCTTCTGCCCTCATGTATGTCGCTACTTCATAGAAGATTTTACGCTGTTCAGGGTCTTCCATATGATAGTACGGAGTTTGGTAAAGGCTGAAGATATCCGTTCCAGCAAAGCTGTTACCACGCTCCTGACGATGAACTTTGCCATCTGCTGCTCCATGAATTACATATTCGTCTTGACCGATGTAGCCACTGTCCGCGCAAGAAGCCGAGATGCCGAGTAGCTGACCATACTCAAAAGTAATTCCATTAGGGCTAAGCCTGAAACCACCAATGATACCTTGATTGTCTGCTGCAGCAAAGAAGTAACGGAACTGTGACTTCTGCCTTACAACTACAGCATTGAGTCCTTCAAGGTCAACATCAAACACAATGTCAGTGAAGACAGACTGAATGTCTTTAGACACAGTTTCAAGGTTAACGTCACCAATCTTGTCTGTTCCACTAACAGGACGCAAGCCGTCTTGTGACAGGAAAAGCAGATCGCCACCAATCTCGATGACACTATCTGATGCCATACAGCCAAGATTGTCTGTAACATTCTCAAGCACAAAGTTGGCGATGCTGTTGCCAATCAGCTTCTTGATATTGTTTGTGCCAAAGATATACAGCGCATCACGAAACGGCTTGATCTGAACAATAGGAAAGCCTACGTTGATAACACCAGAACCATTAGCAGGGTCAAAGTCAGTTTCAGCGTAAGGCGCACTAAAATACAGATTGTAGTTGTCTGCAGGATCACCAGCTAGAAACAGATGGTTCTGAAACACTGCGCTATACTTAGGATCAGTAGGCGCATTGGCATCAGTAATCTGTGTATACGTAGTGCCGTTATAGGTTGCAGCAGGATTGATGCCATCCGTCAGAACAACTTTAGGTGTGCCCCAATTAAGCCGAGTGAAGCGAACCTTAGTGACACCTACCATAGTAGGAGAACCACTGGTCGTTACAGCAACCCATGTATCTGTTGCGTCATTCCAGTAATGAAGATAGTTATTGCCTGCTGAAGGTTTACGACAAGCAAGTATGCCATCGTTAATTCCATTGGCTACGCATACACCGAGAACAGAGCCTTGACCAGTAACAGTGCCGTAGTCATTGCTGTAGCCACTGATGCGGCGATAGCCACCAGTAACGGCAGGCTCATAGTTGACAAGACGAATGGCACTACCGGGACTAACCTCACCTTGTGACAGCACATCACGGCTAGTGTTCAGGCCACCAGCACAAAAGACCTTGAATGATGCAAGATTGTCAGCCATATGTTAGAACACAGAGTACGGCTTGATAGGACGCTCAATGTAGGTGCTACGCATATACAGAGGATCATCAAGCAGCAGCCTACGCATCATGCGGATGCCGTTCTCAAAGTTACCTTGATGGATAGCAGCACTCTGCTCATTAGAACGATGGCGCATCATAAACATCATGGCACCATCTAGAATTACATTTCTGAAACGATCAGGGATGACTGATACATCATTGAAGCTAGTCAGATCAGAAGGATACGACCAGTAAACATATTCAACAACGTAAGCGTCATTCGGCAGCGGCGTCACACCAAACTTGCTCTCAAACGTCTGGTAAACATAACGCGGCACTTCAAGGCCACCAGCAGGGGCAGCATCATCGAAAGGACGATAGTTAGTGAGGTAATCTTCATATGTCAACACATGCAGCTTCATAGGCTCATTGTCAGCAGAGACTAGCTTACGAATGTAGAACGTAGTCCAATCTACTGTTGCAAGATCAGCAGGGAAGCTGTAGGTTGAGGTGCCTGCAGTAAGCGTTTGTGTAGTTGTAGTTTTAAGAAAGGGCCACTCTTGGCCGTCATGCAGGATAAGACGAATGGAGCTATTGATTGCATCCTTAGCCAAAGCCTGCACGTTACGCACAGTAGTGAAGCCCTGACCACCAGTGTCAAGCTGCACTTCGTTCAAACGACGAAGCAGTTCATTCACAAGAGTAATGTAAGTAGTTGACACAGGGGCTATCCTACATGTGAATATGGGGAGGGCAACTAAATGCCACCCTCCCCGTTAGTATATTACGCAAGCTGATCGCGGTCAACTTCGTTAGCTTCACGATCATCAGCACCAATATCGCTGATGTCCATGAGCATAACCCAGATACGGAGCTTACCGCCAGTGAGCGTACCCGTTTGCGTAGCAAGCAGAACGTCAATGGTATCAGCAGCCGAAACCGTGATGGGAAGTTCAGCAACGACGGGCGACGTAAACGCGCCAACCGCAGCACCATCAAAGTCAAAGCCGTCAGCAAGGAAGTCAGTGTTGCCGCCAGTGAAGCCGATATCAAGCGTCAGGTCAGTCGAAGTACCCGTCATAGCAGACATGACTTCCGCACCACAGGTGAGGATGACAGTCTTGGCAGGGATCGACAGAGCTTGAATGATATCGCCTTGAGCGAGAGCAGAACCCTTCGAGGTAACAGCTTCAGCAAAGTTAAGCGTGTTCTGAACCAGATAAGGTTTGCGGTTAGGATTGCCACGACCATGCGCAGCAGGAGCGATTTCAACAGTAGCCATTAGTGTGTCTCCTTATTACGCGAGGTTGTACTTGGCAGTGGCAAGAGCCTCAGGACGCAGAATCTTGCGGCCATAGAGGTGCATACCACGCACGATATCCGCAAACGAATCGGGGTCACGATACGTTTCCGTCTTGTTGATCTGCTCAGCCGTAGCAACAGCCGAGTCGTGACCCGCAACGATGACACCGTAATCCGTGTTCTGGTTCGCAGTACCAGTGGTGCCCGGACCACCGCCAACTTTCGGCAGGTTGTTCGAGATGTAGACACGGAAGCCGTGGAAGTTGTTGAGCACGAGGCCATTACGCAGAGCACCCGAAGCGCCAAAGTCCGCATTCAGAAGACGCGAATCTTCGTCACGCAGAACTTCCATCATAACGGGGTCAATGACGAGCCAACGGCCAGTCGATTCCACGTTCTGCTGGTCAAGAAGGCGAGCCATACGCGACACCAGCATAGCAGGCGAAACGTAAGCAGTCGGAAGAGTGGTAGCACCCGGAAGACGAGCAGCAACAGGGATCGAGTGATCGCCAGCCGAAGCAGTCGTGATGTTACCAAACGAACTCTTGATCAGCTTCATGCTGGTAAGCAGTTCGTCAGAACCAGCCGTAGTAACCGCCTTCGTGCCGTTCACAACATCGTTAACGGCGTCAGCGTTGGTGTGCAGCGTCGATTGCTTGTAGCCCGACAGGTAGCCAAGAACTTCTTGGTCATGCTGGTCGGCAAGACGATAGGCCGCACGATTGGTGGCAAGGTCCATGAAGTTGACGTGCGAATGCGCAGCTTCAATGTCATCCACTTTGAAAGCAAAGTAGTTGGCCTTGTCAACAACGAGCGAAAAGTCTTCGTCGTCAAGGTCTTGCGCCGTAACAGTCGTGCCACGAGCATAGGCCGAAACCGAGATTTCCGGCTCTTTGATGATGCGAACAGTGTCACCCTGATTCGCAATTTCGCCAAAGTAGTCAGAGTTAGTGACAGCGCCAACAACAGTCGCCTTACGGAACGCGAGTTGGACTTTTTTGGAATAAATAACGGAACTAAAGTTACCGTTAGGCAGGTTCCCATGCCCTGCAGCGGAAGCAAAAGCCATATTAGTATCCTCCATGAATGTTTGGCTTTGTTGTAGCTAAACACTGCATGTAGAGGCTGCACATCTCAGGGTGCGTCTTCTTGTAGCATTGGCCGACGCTACAATAGACGGGCCTGTTGTTGCAGGTGAGTCTCATGTCGTTGTTTAGATTTTAGTGAGTGCAGCCCTAGCAGGTATCCGTGAGGGGCTGCTAAGGCTGTTGTTATACCTATAGTTATATCATAGGCAATTTCTATTGTCAAGCACTATTTATCGTGCTCCACCAGAAATATCGTAGACGAAGTTGCCGTTACGAATAGCTTCCATGATTTCGTCTTGACGTGATTCATACTCACGTGTAGACATCTTTTGCACTTGGCTTTCGTAGACCTTCTTGCCGCCACCATCAGCGTCAACTTCAGGCTTGGCCCTTTTCGTCATAACTGCAGAGGCAGCATCTTTGGCTGCAGCTTTGCGTCCCTTCACATCAAGGCCATTCTCGTATTTGTACAAGTCAATGACTTTGATGACACTTTTGGGATCATCTGCGTTTTCATATAGTGCGTCTTGCACCCACTTAGGCTGCTCTGCTGCCCATTCGTGGAATACATCGCTGTCTCGTAGATCGTCGAAGTCTTTGTGAACAGCACGAATTTCAGACTCATTCTTCTTGCGTTCAGCTTCGGCACTCATTGCATCAATCTGTTTCAGCCGTGCTTCTGCTCCTGAGAACTTTTCTGATGCTTTCTTTTCAGCAATGGCTTCAACGATAGCTGCAACGTCAGGATACTTCTTCATCCATGCAGCAACATCAGCTTCATTCTTAGGCGGCGTAATCTTGCCTTCTTTTTGTGCAGCTTCAAGTTCCTTGATCTTCTCAGTAAGCTCATTCATATGCCTACGAAGGTCGCCATACCGCTTCTTGTATGTCTGTTCTTCAGCGGACAGCTTCTCTTCAGTTTCAGCTTCAGGCTCAGCCTTTGCTTCAGCTTTAGGTGCTTCCTCTTCCGTTTCAGGGGCTTCACCTTTGCGCTGCTTGATCAGTGCCTCAAGCTCTTTCTCATCTTCTTCGATGCGCTTTTTGAATGCTGTGTTACGAGAGTCTGTAGTAACGAAGCCTGCAACTTTGGGGGCTTCAATGGTGCCGAGTTCCGCCATAATGTACTCCTTGTATGGGGCTGTTAGTAATAACAGGTCGCCTGATTATTGTGACACTAGTTTTAGCAAATGTCAAGCATCAGTTGTCTTGATGGGGCGCTTTTTTGCAGCCTTCTTTGCAACACGCTTTTTGACCATGAGGCCACCTTTAGCGAGAGGTGCAAGATTGTTGTCAACGCTTTCTTTGTAGCTACGAGCAGTGGCCGCAGACGTTGCACTTCTAGCAAGAGTTCCGCTGTTGCTTTCTCGTGCCCCAGCACCAAGTTTCTGATCTTGTGCAGTACGAGTTGCTGCACCAGCACCTGTAGCTTCAGCAGCGCGCCTCACTGCAGCAGCACTGGTGTCAACAACAGCGTTAGCACCTTCAT